CCGCCATTGAGTTATTTAATCTCAACTCTATGATCTAATGAGATTTCCATATATTTCCTTGGACTGCCCTATGGAATCAGACAGTCCGTTTTCGTTACCTAAGCTTGTAAGCCACAGTTTGAGGCCATTGTAAAGCAGGATATTGATAGAATAAGTCATTGACATTAATCTTCATTTGGTACTTCTCATAATAGTCTACACAATCAAAATTGAAATAAAAACGTAGAACCGGAACATCTATAGGGTTTAACCTAAGCTGTTGCTTGAACCAGGTTTCGATTTGAATTTGATGCTCGACTGTTACTTGAAATTCACTTTCCATTAACAATCTGGTACTCATAGTCACTTCCTTTCGGACGTGGCCATAATTGATTGCCTCCATGAGTATACGCTTGCGAAAACGATCAAGACCTCCTGACCTACGTGCGAAATATGCCGCAAAGTCGAAGGGTTTCGTCACTCTAATGATATAGTGCGCAGCCTCCTGCAAAATTGGACAACCAGAATATTGATACGCCATGCTTAAGGCCTTAGCTCGTGCTAAGAGGGTCAAAATTTTGGTGGTAGACCTTGAATACGATCCGCTTGTCCATCCCAAGTTTAACAGGGCGCGGATAGGGTCAGTTATGATGACTTCGTCATCCAAATCAAAAATCAATCCACAAAATGATGCTTTGCAGAGATCGTTCACCGGAGTGATCTTAATGATTAATCCAAGTTCGGCAAATTGTTCAGCAGTTGGAAATCCCTGGTCCGAAACGGCAAGGCCATCATCGCCTTCAGCCACCAGGTCCACGCCTTTTATTCCATGTTTCTCACAAAGGAACAATGTGAACATTAAATTAGAGAATCCATTTCCCAGAGAAGTATTCATTTCTCCACTCATTCTAGTCGCTTCCACAGTGACATCGAAAAATTTAAACACACATAGATTCTCGCCCGCTAAAACTTCATGTAGAATGGCGCAGAACTCATCATAACAAGGGAGAAATTGTGTCATATATTTATACATGACAAACTCACAGTTCTCCATTAGTTCTGCTATAAACAATGCTTCAAATGAACTATAGTCCGTGGGATAATATTTAGCACCAACTCTATACAATCGATCTTTAATAAATCGTGCACGATCCTTTACAGGAATATGTTTAATGAAGTGTGGATCACTGAAAATGATCTCTTCAATTTGGTGAAAAATAGGTCCCATTAGACATTTAAATTCATCGGTCCTTGAATTAATGGCCCTGGCATGTTTGTACTCCATATACCCCTCATCCTTCATGAAAGATTTAACTTTAAAATACTTTCCGTCTCCATCGTAAATATTTACAATCTTAGAATATTTCACCCTCAGCTCTTGTTTCCTCCACTCTGGATATGGCGTACGTTGAATCCATGTCTCAAAAGACAGGTCGGTGGTGGGATCTAAAGGTTTAAGATTCTTTTGGCACCAATTTAATACAAAGGCATTTAATTCTGAATAAATGCCCGGAACGGCTTTTGGAGGCTTGGCACAAAACCTCTTCTGGACCCCGGCCTGGAGTGTCTTAGGATCGGAAGGGCACGGGTGCGGCATAGCGGCACCAATGACTTGACAACCTAGTGAAGTGTATACAATCGCCCTATGTTGTGGATCAATTCCTGCACCAGAATTATTCTCCTGGAATTTAACGCCATCCTTGATCTCGCCAATTTCGGGAAGTTTGACTTCACCAATCCGATATCCATAAATAACACTCCGCCGGACCTCATTTAAGCGGGGGCCCGTTTTAGAGGGACCAGTCGTCGGTCACTAATCATCTTCAAATAGAGAGCATAAGCTACTAAAACACTATCGTTCTCAATATTAAAATTAGCAAGGTGTTTATATCTATTCAGATTAATGGACTGGATCCCCTTAGCCTGGAAAGTCAAGCGTTCAAAGACAACTTTCGGGTCAATGACAAGACTAACATTGCTTAAATTAGTAATCTGACTAACAAGCTCCAGACTTGGATAAAGTATCACTTTAGATACTGCAAACAATTCACGACGGGTATAAATTACGGGACAAACGTTCGCATCGTGTCTGAGATTCCCCATGGATAAGTGGTCTGGTCTCAGATCAGTTGTTTCTTCATCCTCCATATCTTCAACAACAGATTTATACGTGTGTTTAATAAATCTATTGTAAACTGTCGGGATACCATAGTATAATCTTGCCCGATCAGAACACACTAAACCAATCCCAGATAAGAGGGTATTAAATATGATCCTACGTGGTGGGATCAGGATTGATTTGAAAAATCCGAAAAGGTTGACACTAGAACCAATTAAACCGGGCGAACTCAAGAAATAGTTCAATCCCTTTGCAATTATATTAAGACTAGAGAATCCTACAGCAGCATAAAAAGCATGCTTGGCCAATAATGCCCACGGTTCCCAGCCCTTGTCCTCGGTCATGGTGAAGTCCAACTGCTTGGCTTCATCCCTCCACAATTCAGAATCCAGATCATCTTCCAACACTTTATGAACTGGACGAATTATAGAATCAACTTCCTCTTCGTAGTAACGTTTATGACGTAAGTTTTCCGTCATTAATTTATAGTCATTCTCAGAATCATAGAATTTCTCTTGAGCTTCCTCGGATAAATTATCTATGGCTTCTTGAAGACCATCCCGTTCTCCAGCAAGTTTCTGAAATTCCTCTCCAATTTCAGTGTCCTTCTTACTGGCTGCGGACTTTGGAACAAATCTTGCTCCCTTCCTGTCTTTTCCTTCCCTTCTTCTTCCCGTGTACTTAGAGTCCTTAGATTCACTTCCACTGTCGGAACTTCCTCCAGAACCAATGCTCTTGGAGGGCTTGTCACTAGGGTTGACAGATGGTTTGGGGGCCGTATTTTTCTGAACGTATTTAGAAAAACCACCCTTATTACCACTGCTCGGTCGGTTCCATGACTTAGAACCGCCTACGCACCCAGTGCTTCCTACTTTTGCAGGCGCACCACTGGGAGGCACAACTACGGAACCCAATCGTTCCATAATCCCAAGCTCTTATGGATAGGCTTGGTAAGCGTATTTAGATTAGATATGCACAAAGCTTCTCTAATCAAAG